CTTCGGGATCGCATACGGGATCTTCGTGGTGGCCATGCTGGGCACCTGGGACATCACCACCATCCGCGCTTCGGTGGGCATGTACCTGGTATGCAAGTATATCCATCAGCACACCGACATCCGGGTGCTGCTCACCGGCGAGATCAGCGATGAGCTCTTCGGCTACAAGTACACCGACTACGCCCCCAGCGCCGCCGCCTTCCAGGCCGAAAGCCAGAAGCGGGTGCGGGAACTGTATATGTACGATGTCCTCCGGGCGGACCGCTCCATCAGCGTCAACAGCCTGGAAGCCCGGGTGCCCTTCGGCGACCTGGATTTCGTCAAGTATGTCATGTCCATTGACCCCGCCCGCAAGCTGAACACCTACGGCAAGGGCAAGTATCTGCTGCGCAAGGCCTTTGAGGGGGACTGGCTGCCCGAGAACATCCTCTGGCGGGAGAAGGCCGCCTTCTCCGATGCCGTGGGCCACTCCATGGTGGATATCCTCAAGGAGTACGCCGAGGAAACCTATGCAAATTACATCATCGACGCCAACCCCGACTACTGCGACGTGCTGATTTTCGAGGAATCCGTAGAGCTGCGGATCCCAATCCTTGAGAACAAGGAAGTCCCTGAGACCCTGCCACCGTGGAGGCGATCGTCATGATCCAGATCACATATGAGGGCGTGGACATCACCAAGAGCGTCTCCATCTATACCTGCTATCACGATATGTATGCCTGCGACAAAGCAGACAGCGCTCACGTCGTTGTCAACGATGTCACAGGCATCTGGGATCAGTGGGCGCCGAAGAACGGCGATGAGATGGCTATCACCTATGGGCCGATAGGCACAGGCAAGATGTACGTCTATGAGTGCAAGCCACGCAATGGCTTATTTGACATCAAGATTACAGCAGCGCCGCCAACTTATCGCGAAAAGGGCAACAAGGCCTGGCAAAAGGTCAGACTGCTGCAGATGGGCGAAGAAATTGCAGGAAGACATGGTATGACCTTTGAGAGCTACGACGTGGAGGACCAGCTCTATGAGTACATCCTGCAGAGCAATCAGGACGACTTTAGCTTTCTCAACTTCCGTGCCGCGCTTGAGGGCTGCGCGCTGATTATGTGCGACAACAAGCTCATTATGTACAACGAGTTCTTGTATGAGCGTCTTGGGCCAAGTGAGTTTCTCAATTTATCCACTAATGTGGAATTTGACTACAGAGACAACACCAACGATGGCTACGGCAGCTGTTTGGTCGAGCGCGGAGGCTATACCGGCACATATGATGCTGGGAACGGCCTGTCTGCCGTGCTCAAGCCTAAAGATTGGTTTTACGTCGGCAGCAATGCCGAGGCCGAGCGCTTTGCTAAAAACCTGCTGCGTCGCGCTAATAAAAATAACATTACAGGCTATTTCAAAGGCTATGTGATGCCTGGATACGCTGCTGGCAGCTGCGCCGTGATCAAAAACGCCAAAGTTGAAAGCTGGAATGGTCAGGTTTTTCTGCATCATATCCGCAACGATTACGCCAACTGTGAGAGCAAGATGTTTTTCCGCAGACCACCGGAGGGATATTAATGGCTGAAATCATGAAGGGCATAGTAACCTCATTTGTCGGCGATCAAGTCGCTGTCAAGCCCTACAATTCTGAGGACACGGTATCCCCACCACTGGATAATCAATGGCGGCCTTGCGGCAACAACGTGACCTGCTCATGCACCTGCACCGAGGGCCATTATGACGGCTGCCCATTGCCAGCGCTCAAGGTTGGTGACATTGTCGCTTTTGCCGTCTTTGAGGACGGCACTGGCATTGTCCTGGGAAAGATGGTGAGGTAATTGGGCAGATATGACGATCATATAGTCACCGATGCTGGTGACTATTTTGCTAAATGGGGCCCAAAGGGCTTTCTTTATTCTGAGGGTAAAACTGTACCGTTTAA